TCCAATTGAACGCCTCACGCACTAATGCTGAAGTTAAACCTTTATACATCTTATTTAAGGTCTTATTCTTCATACCTAGTAAAAGTTCTGCCTCTTCTTGGTGCAATCCTTCTAACATCTGTATAAACATTGTTTCTTTCTGCGTCTTTGTAGTAGCTGCGTCTGCACCCTCTACAAAATGCCATAATCTTTTACTCTCGTTGCGTAAAAGGCCGTGTTCTGTACCTTTTGGCGCCTCATTAGCAATGTATGGTGGTGTTCCTGATGGCAATGCCCATTTGATATTAGGGTCAAATGCACCTTTCAATACCATTCTCAATGGTGCATTGTCGTAATCTCTTAGAACGGCAATCTTTTTTGGTTTGTCTTTTGCGTTATTTACTTTAGTTAGTACCTCTGACATAAGAACAGTTCCTGTTCCTGTCGTACTATTCATAGCCTGCATGGCTTTTTGTGATATAAGATTTGGGTTTTGCGTAACCATAATTTCTCCTTAGTTGTTTTTCATTCAGTAATACTATTTATACGCCATCTTGCGTAGAGAAATTGCGTTTTGCGTACCACTTGTAGAATTCTTTGTCTGTAAAAAGTTCAGCAATATGGTTTGCTGGTACCTGGTCTGTTTTTATACACAGTTCAAGGCTTTCGTACTCGTAAGTATCTACCTTTCTCTTCATTGGTAAGTCTTTGTTTGCTTCTGCCAATGTCTTAACCATCCTGTAATTTAAATCTTGTTGTCTAGTCATAAGACGAAAAAGGCAGGCGCCGAAGCGCCTACCCTCAGTTTCGGTTAAGTTATGCTGAAGCAGCGTAACCTTGTGTACCGAATAAAGCAGTTTGTCCAGCTGCGATTACAGCTTTTGATGGAGTTCCTACTCTGTAAGATACGCCAGCTGATGTTCTATTTTCATAAATCATCATACCTTCGTTTCTTAGTTTGCCAACCATTTGAGCTGGTGACCTTAGGTCAAATTTAGTTCTTAGAGATTTCCAAGTTACTGAATTTCCTTTTGCGAAAAGGTTTCTTACCTTTTCAGTTTTTGTAGCTTTAGCCATGTTTATTTTCTCCTTTGATTTAAACATATTGTTCATAATGTATTGTAGCATAATTGCTCCTTTTCAAGTTTTGCGTTAAGTCGCCACTATTCGACAAGGCAAGCGTACATCTGTAGTTGCTCTGTCTGAATTCTTTAATTATCATTCTCAGGATCCGGTTCAAAGTCTGGTGTAAATGTGACTTCACCATTTTCTATATCCGTCAAATCTCTAACTTCATCTTTAATGTCATCTGACAATGGTGCCTGTGGTTTTGCACCAGGCAGTACCAAGTCATATCGACATAAAGCACTTCTCTGACCGTTTGGTCCGTTTTTGACTTGTATCATCATATCTGACAAGTCTTGTGCTGGATGATGTTTTTTAAAATCTCTATAAATTAGACCTCGTATCGTATCAATTGCCAATGCAAGGTCTTTGGTAAAATTTACTTCTTTAGTTTTAATACCTGCATTAATAAACTTATCAATCAATGTGTAAGCAATGTCATCTGTGGTTGCCTCAACAAACTCTGTTGTTTGTTTTTCAACCATTCTAGTATGTTGTTCTGGATTAACACTGCCTATCTTACTTTTATTCTTAATTCTATCAGTAGGAAATAAAACTACTTTGTCATCACTCATCTATTTGTTCACCTTTAGCAACGAATTCTTCATTAATTTTTTCACCTTTATAGTTTACTTCGCCTTTGTCGTTAAAGTATTCTACTAGTTGATTGTATCCGCCTATCAAAACATTATCAATCATAATTTGAGGCATGGTTCTTACTTGTTTACCAATCGCTTCAAACAACTCATCTGTTGTTTTGAAATCAGTACCAAACATTTTCTCTTCAAATGGTAATTTCAAATTGTTAAGCAAGGACTTAGACTTTGTACAAAAAGTACAATTAGGTTTACTGTATATTACTATTTTCATATTGTCTTAAACTTTGTATTAAACGCCAATGAAATTCTGTCATTATCTGACCTGTTTGGTTCTACATAATGTGTTGCATATGACGGAAATACTATTAGTTTCCTTTCTTGTGGTGGCGATTTAAATTGGCCAGAGTTCATGTTATTGTACTTTTCAACTGTGTAGTCATTAAAATGATACACATGGTTTACTGCTGGATGTGTAAATACTAATTCGCCACTATTACTATCACACTGTAAATAGAAAACACCTGAAAAAACATTATCACTATGTACATGTGGTTTGTTAAAACCGCCTTTAGGATTAATATTAATCCAAACATTATCTATTAATTGTTTATGTTGAAGTTGCATATCTTGATGTAATTCATTACATACATCTTCAAATTTTTTAATAAAAGGTTCTAAGACAATACTAGAAATTAAATCATTACTTTGCCATGCATCTACATTAGTAGATTGTCTACCAGGACTTTTTTCTTTTAACTCGTATGCATAATCAATCAAGGGTTTAATATCTTGTTCAATCATTTCCAAGTAAAATGGCGTAGAAAAGTAAGATGATTTAATCAATAGTGTTCTCTTCTTTTGTTAGTTTGTTAAATGCATCTGAAGCTTTTGCTTTCAAGTTGTATGCATCGGTAGCCATTTCAATATTATAGTTGTACATTTTATTGTACTCACCTAATGGCAACCTTAAACCAATCCATGCTCTGTAATAACCTTTTTTAGTTAAGGTCACATCTTGAGCAAAGATTTCATAACCTCTCACTGGTGTATCTTTGATAGAGTTAACTAAAACACTCTCTACCTCAGAAACAATTGTCTTAGTTTCTGTTTTACCAAGTTCTGTTATGAATTGTTTACTTTCTTTGTTCATCTTACCCATAATGATATCGGCCATTTCTGCTTTTGCCAACATCTTTGCTTTCTCTATAGCAAGATTTAGGTCTGGTGATACACTTGTTGCAACACCATAGATACACTGTCTATTCTTATCTTTTTCTTTGACTTGACCGATAAGGTTTGTATCTAAGTTACAAGCCTCTGTTTCATTGATATTACTCATGTACCATTTTGGCACTGTATCAACCACATCTGACTTCTCATTCTTAATTTGATAAGTCGTAGAAGAACAAGCACTCATAAGCGCCAATGTACTAACTAGTCCTATCATTTTCAATTTATTCATTTTATATCCTCTCTTTCATATAATACAGTAATTCTTGTAATTTGTCAAGCGTGGATTGAAGATAGTTTAAAATATCTTCTGCACTCATACCTAACTTAGTAATCACAGTAATTACCAGAGCGATAATTATAATGTTCTTAATCATTATTTTCTCTCCCATTCACCGTTCTTGTTCATACATACTTTTCCGAACGACTTAAAAGCATGGCCAGACCTTGAATAAGACCTGCAATATTCTGGCGTATTGACATCTCTGTAGTAAAACTCGGCAAACATCTCCCAATAACCTGGACTGTCGAATTTATTTCTACCGTCAGCACACTCCAAAATTTCTTCTTTAATAATTGTATCATCAACTTCTTTAATAATAATTTTAACATAACAATACTGTCCGTCAACCATCTCTGGATTTATTGACTTTATTTTACTATGATACACCTTTTCGCCTGAAATGGCAAGCGTGGAATACATCATAGAACAAAATAAGAACATTAATAACTTCTTCATCTCGGTAACTCCATCCATCGGCCATCTGGTAACATACATGCTGTACCGTGGATTACTTCTCTCTTCAACCCTCCGATACCAACCAGTGGCCATCTTTGTTTAATATCAACTGTTGCGTTATAATCTCTACACATAATAGGACCTTTTGTGTATGATGATGTAGTCTTAATAATACCTGAATTGCCAGTTTGTTTATTGTACCAATTTGTGTAACTCTGTCCGTGTGGAGAGTTATCTAAATGGTCTACGAATACTGCATTGTGTACATCATAATCTGATTTATACATAATCTCTGCACCGGCAAATGCACCAATCAAGGCACATGCACCTGTAACATATGGGTCTGATACGCCTACTGATACACAACCTGCAACACCACTTGTGCCACCTGCAACTGCACCTATTTGACTTCTACTGGCACTGCAACTAGCGAGAACCGGTAATAATAGTCCTAATAATACTAAACGCTGGATTCCACTTATTTTCATTTTCACTCTTTGTTGTTCTGGATGTGCATTGCGTAACTAGTAATACCAGAATAATCGCCATACTCACCCTCTTCATTTTTATCATTATCATAATCTGATTTGTCTTGTGATACCAAATGGCAATCTGCCTGTATGGTTTCAATTAAGTTTTGTATTCTAAAGTCCCTATCTTTTGATTTAGGGGTCTGATATTTCAAGACCCTTAATTCATCGGACATCTTTTTGATGGTGTCCACTTTATCACAAAACTGACTAATCTTGTGTAACATTATCTTTTACCTTAGACCATAGGTCTTGTAATTTTAACTTCGTATTTTCTGTCTGGTCTTTTGCATCTGCAAAACTAGACTTTTGAAACTCAACAGTTTTTACCCATTCAGTTTTAAACCACTCTGTAACTGGATTTGCTTTTGCAGCCCCTGTGATAAACATAAATGCTAAGGCAATAATTCCTATTGATATCATATCTATTAACTTCATACTTTTCTCCCTGCTGTTTTAAGGTCTTCTTTACCGACTACCATGTAAGGACCTTTGTTATATGCTGGAACAATTGAGTATTGTTTAGATACTTCAATTCGTTCTTGTTGTTCTTTGTAGTCAATCGTACCACCACCTAAGTTGGTAGAATTTGATAAACTTGGATAATTGGGAGTTTCTCTAGTATATGGCACTGATTTCAATGGCATACTTCTAGTTTTAATTTTTAACATACCGTGACGGTATTTTATATAGTCTTCTAAATTCATTTGTTTGTCGTGTAGATGTATCTTCTTCATATGTTTATTATGAAGTCTTAGGTCTTCTTTGTATTGTGCCAACTGGTTGGCGGACAGGTTCTTTGCTTTCTTCCTGTTCCGCCTAAGTGAGCCACTTGATGTATTAGTGTAAATAATTGCCATAATTAATCGTCATATGCCTGGTCAGCCATCATTTGGTCTGGACCTTTACCAAACACTTTCATGTAAAATGTTAACCTTGGATCCTGAGTTAGATAAACATTCAATAAGTTTTTGAAGTTAATGTTTACATAACTAAAGACTTCTGGCATCTTGGTTTCTAAATCAATCATATCTTTTAGAAACTTAATTCTGTTGGTGTGTACTTTGTTGTCATCACCGTTACCTAGTTTAGTATCTTTACTTTTAGCATCATTAAATTCAGTGTAAATGCTATCTTTGTCGTATCTAAATGTGTTTGTAGTCATATGTCCTTTTCTGTTTGTGTATTAATTGTTCTTATCCTATCAGAATTGGTGGATAATGGCAAGCGTAAAAAAAGCGTGTTTTTACTAGTTTTTCGACCATAGTCCGACCTTCGAGCAGCTCTTAAAGCGTCTCCTGGCGCATCCTGGCGCCTCAATTTTTGACGCTTTTTGCCAAATCTGTCGTTTCCCAAGGATCCAAGCCAAAATCAGCGTCCGATTGGCCATGGTTCATACCCATATCAATCTTAGATTGAGCATCTGCCCATGCATCAAAATCATCACACATTGACTTAGTTCTAACCTGCAATCGTTCAGCTATAATCAATGCAGCCGAATATTCATGTTTTTTAAGATGTTCAATAATCTTATCTACATCTTTTAAGGTATCAAATTCAGTTACCATTATTTCTCCTTAGAGTTAGTGTTATCTTCACTGTCCATTAATAGAACAATGTAGTGAGCAGCCTTTAACAGGTCAGCACGGTTACGACCATTCTTTTTGCCGAACCTTGCAAGATACTTGATTGCATTGGCTTGACAAAAATCTTTATCAATACCAGCAGAGCGTAACAAGTCTTGCACCTGAACACCCTCTTGTACTTGAGCATAATGTTGCCCATAAGTAGATTTAATATATTCACCTATTTCATTTAGGATTTTATTTTCATTATATTTCATTATATACTCCTTGCATAATCATATGCTGTTTCTTCGGCATTATCATCATCTGATACAAACTC